AAGCTGCAAATCGCAGAAAATCATACTGCGCTAGATCACTAGGACAATTAAAAAGGTCATCTGCAAAAACTCGTAACGATCCAAATTCTCGTATCCGTCAGGCACGTAGAAGGTGGAAGTGTTAATGAATGATCCAATAACAATATTATACAAAGTACAAAAATCAATTAAAGGAAGTCTACAGCAGCTTGGTGAAGCCATGATGAGTGGTAGTGTTGACAGTATGGAAAAATATAAGTATTTATTAGGTCAGGCGCATGCCTTAGAACTAATTCAACAGGACATCTCTAACCTGCTAAACGAAAAGGAGCCAGAAAATGAAGAACGAGACAACGTCGTCCAATTCGGAAGTACCGAAGATTAAATCAGCTTTACTTGATAAGTATCAAGAAGAGCCAAAAAAACTAGTTGAGAAAAAAGAAAAAAGAGTTGATGAAACCAATGTAGGTGACATCAAAGATCAGTTACCAGAGCCCTCTGGTTATAGACTTTTAGTTTTACCTTTCACGCCGAAAGACAAAACTAAAGGTGGAATTTTAATTGCACAAGAAACTTTAGATAAACTTAAAATTGCAGTGAACTGTGGTTACGTTATTAAAATGGGACCACTTGCATATGCTGACAAAGAAAAGTTTGCTACAGGTCCTTGGTGTAAAAAAGGAGATTGGGTTATCTTTGCCAGATATGCTGGTTCAAGATTACCAATAGAAGGTGGAGAAGTGCGTATACTAAACGATGATGAAGTTTTAGGAACAATTAAGGATCCTGAAGCTATATTGCATCACATTTAACATAGGAAGGCACTATGCAAGAAGAAGTAAATAAAGAACCTATGATTGATGTCGGCGAAGAACAAGGAGCCGAAATTAATCTAGATCAAAACAACGAGCAAATAAAAGAGCCCGTTGCAGAAGAGAAGATAGAAGTTGAACAAGTTGATGAACAACCTGTTGAACAAAAAGCAGAAGAAAAGGTTGAGGAGAAAAAAGACGAGTTAAAAGAATATAGTGAAGGCGTTCAAAAACGTATTGCTAAACTTACTCGTAAGATGAGAGAAGCTGAAAGGCAAAAAGAAGAAGCAATTGCTTACGCTCAAGCTGAAAAACAAAGAAGAGAAGAGTTTGAAGGTAGATACTCCAAACTTGACAAATCGTATGTATCCGAGTTTGAAAACAGAGTAACGACAAACATGGAAGCAGCTAGAGCATCTTTAAGAAATGCAATTGAGTCTGGTGATGTAGATGCACAAGTCGCAGCACAAGAACAAATTGCAAGACTAAATGCAGATGCAACTAAACTTTCAGTGCTCAAACAAGCTCATGAAGAGCAACAAGAAAATCAAAAGCAGGTTAATATTACACCTCAACAATACAAAGAGGTTAATACTTATAATGGCTATGAATTACCAGAAGGATCAAGAATAGACGCAAAAGCAGAGTCTTGGGCGGCTAAAAACTCTTGGTTTGGTAACGATTCAGCTATGACTTATACGGCTTTTGATATCCATAAAAAACTAGTCGAGGAAGAAGGTTTCGATCCACAATCTGACGAATATTATTCTGAAATAGACAAGCGAATAAGACTTGAATTTCCAAATAAATTTGATAGAAATGTGGATAATCCCACAGAAAGAGCAAAACCTGCTCAAACCGTGGCTTCAGCCAAACGTCCAGGCACAACAGGGCGCAGAAAAACTGTGAAACTCACTCCATCACAAGTAGCAATAGCTAAAAGATTGGGAGTGCCACTCGAAGAGTACGCAAAACAATTAACCACGAAGGAGGCATAAGCGTATGGAACAAGATAAAAACATAAAAACTTCTCGTGCGAGTCAAACAAGAGAAAAGGCAAAAAGACCTACTACTTGGACTCCCCCGTCATCACTTGATGCACCTACTCCGCCTGATGGATTTAAACACAGATGGGTTAGAGCTGAAAGCATGGGTTTCGACGATACGAAAAACATGTCAGCCAAGTTGAGATCTGGATGGGAACTCGTAAGAGCAGAAGAATATCCAGAAACCGACTATCCAACTGTAGATACAGGCAAATATGCAGGGGTCATAGGGGTTGGCGGCCTATTGCTGGCTAGGATACCAACAGAGATCGTTGAAGCGCGCAAAGCTTACTTTGCTAAGCAAACACAAGATAGAAACGAAGCTTTAGAAAATGATCTTATGAAGGAACAGCACCCAAGTATGCCGATCAATAGTGAAAGGCAGACACGTGTAACCTTCGGTGGTACGAAGAAGTAATCTTTTAGATATTTCTAGATCATCGATTAATAAAAACCATTATAAGGAGAAAAAAACATGGCTAACTCAAACTCACAAGGTTTCGGTTTAGTAGCGGCAGCAAGAGTTGGAAACACTCCAGCAATTTCTGGTCAATCTAAATACGAAATCGATGCGGGAGCGTCTGATGCTATTTATAATGGTGAGATCGTAAAAGTAAATATATCTACTACAGTAGGTGGATATGTTACAACTGCAGCAGCTGGTACAGCGGCAGTAGGAGTTTTAAACGGAGTATTCTACAATGATGCTACAACTAAAAAGCCTACGTTTGCTAACTACTATGCAGGCGGAATCACACCAGCAAATAGTGAAGACATCACTGCATTCGTCAATGATGACCCGAATCAATCGTACATCATTGCAACTGATGCATCTCTTGGCGCAAATTTAGCATTAAGAAAATCTAAAATTGGATTAACTTATGCAACAACTGCGGCAGCAGGTGATACAACATCAGGTAAATCTACAATCAGACTCGGAATCTCAACAGCAGCTACAACAGCTAAGCAATTGAGAATGATGAGAATTGCTGAAGATGTAGAAAACCAAGATCAAACAGCAGCTAACTGTTCAGTAGTCGTAAAGATCAATTTGCATCAATACACTGTTGGATCATTAGCTACAGGCATATAATAGGAGGATATAGATTATGGCTATAAGTAGATCACAGCTAGTTAAAGAACTAGAGCCAGGTTTAAATGCACTATTTGGCCTGGAATACCAAAACTATGCGAATGAGCATGCAGAAATTTTCGATACAGAAAATTCAGACAGAGCTTTCGAAGAGGAAGTAATGTTATCTGGCTTTGCTAATGCTCAAGTGAAAGGTGAAGGACAAGGCGTTTCTTACGACCAAGCTCAAGAAACTTTCACATCGAGATATTCGCATGAAACAGTCGCTTTAGCGTTCTCAATCACTGAGGAAGCTATCGAAGATAACTTGTACGACAGATTAGCAAGCAGATACACAAAAGCTCTTGCTAGATCAATGGCGAACACAAAACAAGTTAAAGCAGCGAATGTTTTAAACAACGCGTTTGACTCATCTTTCGCAGGTGGGGATGGAAAAGAGCTTTGTGCTGATGACCACCCAATCGTAGCGGGAACTTTCTCAAACGAACTTGCAACTCCAGCAGACTTATCTGAGACTTCATTAGAGCAAGCTCTGATTGACATTGCAGCGTTCGTAGACGAAAGAGGTCTAAAAATCGCGGCTAGAGGAATGAAATTAATCATCCCAAGTGAATTACAATTCACAGCGGAAAGATTAATGAAATCAGCTGGTCAAACTGGCGGTAACAACAACGATGTAAATGCTGTTGTATCAATGGGAATGGTTCCACAAGGCTATGTGGTAAACCACTACTTAACTGATACAGATGCGTTCTTCATCAAAACTGATGTACCGAACGGTTTAAAACACTTCGTAAGATCACCTATCAATACTAAAATGGAAGGTGACTTCGATACTGGTAACGTTAGATACAAAGCTAGAGAGAGATACTCATTCGGTTTCTCTGATCCTAGAGGTATCTTCGGATCACCAGGAGCGTAATCCGTATTATCGTGAGCGGGTCCTTGACCCGCTCATGAATAAATGATAAAGAAAGAATGTGATGAAGAGCACTTACCTAATTCAAATTTTTACTGAGAAGTTTCAAACAAAATTCAATATCACTACAGATAGCTCTATGATTACAATGCCACAAGTGCATCAAGAAATTATTGACTATCTGGGAAAAAATGATATAGAATGGGAGCCGAACAAGCTTAACTATAATGGTAAAAGCAAGTTCTATATAACCTATGAGGAGGTTGATAATGGCAAGCGACAAGATGATACTGTTCGCAAGGAAACTGAAACTCGAGTCTAAATGGAACGAGTTGTTTCTTGAAAACAACGGACAAGTAACACCTGAGATGTCGGTAATAGGAGATGAGATCAAAAAATCGATCAGACAAATCCTAGCGGCACAAGAAGTCGAGACCCATAAAAACAGCAAAGATTTAGAAGTACATCTTTACGCTGGATAAATAAGGTCTCAAAAATTCAAAAAGTGATGACACTTTGCAAGGATACCTTGCACTTCTCTAAAAACTTCTATATAATTCAACAATCTTAATTAAGATAAGGAGAAAATTATGTCATTCAAATCAGACGTAAAAGCAGT